TCAAAATAAACTGCCGTATTGCCTGAGGTCCAATTGCGGTTCGCTTGGATAGCGGCATTCATTTGGGTTTCGATCTTACGCATGATGATGATTTAGTAGAGTTGAGGAGAGGCGGTCTTCTGTGCCCCTCGTTGTCTGTATTGTAGCAGTTTTGGGGGTGCTGCCAACGTGCAAACCCAATATTGGGTACAGTTCCCTGACTGTCACAAGGTTTGTTGATATTCTCGCAGTGCTTCGATAATAATAGATTTCAACTCAATTCTCTCCTCTGATGTGAAAATAGTGCGAGTCTTTACAGGCATCGGAGGATATTCACGTTGTGAGTTGTTGTTACTCACACCAGGAAGACTCATGCC